TCCTAATCAAAATTTAGGGGTTAAAATAAATACTTTAGTGTGTCCTGGGGATGACGCACTTAAAACTGCAATTCCTCAAATGATTCAGGGTCCTGCAACCGACTCTAAAGTAGTGTTGCAAAACCATTGTTATACTAGTGTAGACGGTCCTAGTGAAGCGTTGTTGACCACTAGTTTTCAACAATGGGAACATAATTTACGTAATGGTGTTAATATGGGCGACAGTCAAAACTGTAGGCCAATGATATTAACAACATTACATAAACGATTTCATAATTTTAAAGATAAAATAATACAATTTCGTAATAAACCAGATAAACCAATTAAACCTGTTGGGGTATTAGCTGAATGTGTTGAACTACCTGAGTTGAATCAATTAGGTGGTATGACCCCTACAGAAGAAAAAGAAATTGATACTAATTCTTATCTAATGAATATAATTGATGTTGGTAACTATCAACCTGTCCTTGGTAATGAACAAATTGGTCAGCACATACTAATACCATTGAAATTAATAGTTAGTATGAAATTTGAAGACAGTAATATGAAATTCATGTTAAATGAACATGGGTTTAATATAACATGTGATAGATCAACAAATGAAGTAACCAACATCACACAAACACAAACCAATTATAATTTTAAACATAAATACAAGTGGGTTGACTCCAGTGCATGCGGAAATTTTGCGATTCTTGAAGTATGTTCTGTTGAGTCCTCATTTGAATTACAATATCACTTAAATAATGACATATTAATGTTACAACCATGTTATACAAATTTTAAAGCTGAAATTTTATTAACAGATTCAGAAGTAATACCCATGCGTGTATCACAAAGATATCGTACTGAATGCAATGAGTATATTAATCATAATGTGCTCAAATCCCTTATTGAAATATGTCAGCTTGATGAAACACCTACCACTTTGGATAATGATGTAGGAGTTTATAATTGTAAAGGGATACTTGGAACATGCTGTGGATATAAACCAATACAACAAGATGACAACACTATTGTTACTGGTGAAACTTCATGTCATTGTGGTGATCAGCCACCACTTGCTGGTTTTTGTTTAAGTGATTGTAATTATAAACGAATTTATATTAATACTGATTGTGCTACTGCTGGTTATGCTGCAATAACTAATAGATTGACACGTGCTATACCAAAATATGATTTGGTGTCAATGGGGAAATTTAATGCCTTTGTTGAAGATGCTTTACCAAGAGTATTTCCACAAAAGTATAATGGGGGATCAATGAATATTAACCAGTTTGTAGAACATTTAACACCTGCAAGACGGAGAATTGCTGCAAATGCAGAATTGCAAATAATGGAAGATGGCTTTCTACAGTATAAACATTTGAGAATTAACTCATTTACCAAGAAAGAAGTCCACTATAAACCAGATTTCACACCTAGAACAATCTCCGCAACTCATCCAACTTATAATTTATTAATTGGACCTAAATTGTATCCACTTAGTAAATTTATCGCTCACACTTGGTGTTATGACAATTTTGGCTGGAATGAACAAACATTTAATAATATTACATACTCTAGTGGATTGAATAATATCACTGCTGGCGGATGGATGGATTATGTTGAGCGCAAGTTCCGTAATCCAATATATCTTGAAACCGACTATGAGAAATTCGATGCACATATTACTGACGCATTATTATCTATCGAAATGAAAACATATCAGTATTTGCAACCAAATGTCAATTGGCGTGATTTATTATCACCTCAATTTAATACACATGGATATTATGTATATAATAATAGAATCATGGCAATTGGCAAATGGAAACGTTTATTATTATTATTACCAACTAGCATAAATAAAATAACAAATGGAATAAAAACAGCATTAAAACCTCTAACTGATTTTTGTTTTGGAAAGAATGCAAATTATTTCTGGAAACAAAACAGTATAGAAGATATGAAAACTATGATTTATGCTAAAGTTGGAAATTTTACTGTCACTAGTGATGTTCTAAAATTTAAATATAGTGGTAGAAGACATTCAGGCGCACCAAATACATCTATTGGTAATACTGTAATTAATGTATTTGCTCAATTATTTTGTCTAAATAAACAATTTGAAGTATTTAATAATTTGGACAAATGGGCGCTCATCTGCTGTGGTGATGATACTGTTGTAGCATTAGACAACATTGAAATTGATTTAGAACAATATAGAAGTGACATGTTAACAATTGGTTTGGTAGTCAAAGCAAGTAAACCCAGAAAAGTAGATGTTGAATTTTGTTCATCATTTTTTGTACCTGCAAAAGTTGATGGTAAAACTCAACATGTATTAACACAATTTATAGGAAGAAATTTGAAGAAAGCTTATGTGACATTAATAAAAATGACTCCCGAACAACAAATTACTTGGATAATACAACAAGCAAAATCATATAGGCTTTCGTTCTCGCACATCCCATTTATGAGAGACTGGCACTTATATAAACTGAG